TTATATTTTCTTTCGTAAGCATTTGGCCTAAACCAATCTGGTTGTTTACGTTTAGTCCAAACCATTGGCATATATGCTAATTTAGTATGATAAAAATTTTGATAAGATTCTACAGCACAGTTTGTCATACAATCTGGAAATGCTTTCATTGCTAATGCAAAGTCTGTCATCTTTCCTCGTGGTATATTTTGTGGTATTTTTTCTAAAGGTTCTCTTAGTCTTGTATCTGTTCCGTGTACTTTATCATATCTGTAAGTATATTCGTCGCATAAACCAACGAAATGTAAATAGTGCCAACGATAATTATGCATAGATTGCATTGTCCAAGTAGTGCATGGATGATACATGTGTACGGCTTTATATAATATATCTTCGCGCTCGTCGCGAAAGACCCATTTCTTTTGAATTGTTTTTCCTGATTTAGATGGACCACGTGTGACTTCGGCATCTAACATTCGGTGGGCTGTGGAAAGCATTTGACCTGATTCCACAATCATTTTGACTATGTGTTTATCGCATTGCATCTGTGCTGCGACAACCGGATTTCTATCTAAGACAAATATATTCATAATGTATATTATACCATAGTATAAGAAGTTTGTAAACCCCTTATCCTTTTATTACTCCAAGAACCCAATTTTCTGCTGCATTTTCTGCATACTCTTCATTGTGTTCAAATAAATCTCTTCTTTCAACTAATACGTTATCTTTATAAAATTCTACGAACCATCCTTCATATGATTCATAGACCTTTGCTACTTTCTTTTCGTCTTCTGAAAAATAAGTGTGTCTTTCTGTTGACGTTCTCATTACCATAATAGTGTTTAACCCTAGCGAACCAGGGTTAAACCCTGACTCTATCCTCCTATATTGTTTAATTCTCTTATATGTTGTTTAAGACCTAAAGCTTTTTTGTTTATTTTATAAGCTAAAGTATCTTTCCCTCTCGACTTCAATCGTCTTTTATAATGAATTGCCTCTCGATAATCTCTTTTGAGGCGGTTCAATTCTGTAATCATAAGCAATCTCCATTTGATTAATTAAAACTACATAACGAAGGATTATTTCATAGGCATTTACTCCTCTTCTTTCTTTGTTGATTTTCTTACTGCTTTTACAATAAGTCCTGGAAAAGCTTCATTAATTAAAGCTTTTGTTAAACCTTTGATTTTTAATTTTTTATCTTTTGCGTTTATTAAAACTTCTGATTCCGAAGGATGCATTGTTTCAATTATATTTAAAAAGATACCTTCTCTACGAATAGGTTCTGCTGCATTTGCGATTGGACCTTTAAAGAAGTATTTAAATTGTTTGTGAGTTCTATAAAGAGATGTTTGTGACATACCTTCTGGTGCATCATCTTTTGTATAAGGTGGTGCGCCTTTTGGTAATATTGAAACTATATCAGCATCAAAAGCAACTCGTAATAAATCACGAAGAGCAGGATGGTCATATTTTTTTAGTAATGCTATCCTCTCATCTTTTTTTGTTAAGCCTTCAAACCTTTTAAAGACTTCTGGTATTAATAATTTAGCCATAAGTATAAAATTCCTCCGTACATTCAATCAGATTTTTTAATCTGTTCTTAACTAAATAGTTCAAAACCTTCATCTTTGGTGCAGGCTTTGTCTCATTAAAAGTATTTATAATACTTTCTTGTATGTTTTCTGGTATATAATCAAAGTCAATTAATGTTTGATTTCTTTGATAATTACGATATATCTCATCGCCCATTTCTTCTCTTAGATTATCTATGTTTTCTGCCCAACCATCTATCTTAGCTTGACGCAATTGGTTTTGGTGTTGGTCAGTAACAAATGTGTTATCTGGGGATAATACGTTTGGAACACCGTCGCCTGAATCACCACGGCATATATGATTCCATTTATATAATCTAGGATTAGGATCAGAAACTAATTTTTTAGTTGCTGGGCTAAATTGTTTTACATTATTAAATTTTTGTAATTGTATAAAATCTTTGTCTGATGATATAATCATAACTGGTTCATGTAATCCAAACTCTTGTGTTTGCATTGTAAGTGTAGCTATAATATCATCTGCTTCACATTCATCTAAATGTAATACCTTCCACGGAAAGTTATCTTTTATTTCTTCTCTTAAATCATTTAGTGTTCCAAAGATAAGATTCCAATCTAACTCTGATGCTGACCTATTCTTTTTACGATTGCCTTTATACTCTGGAAAGAATTGTTTTCTCCAAGAGTTAAAACCATCACATGCTAATACCATTTGTCCATACTCTTCTCTATGTTTTTTGTTATACATTCTAAGAGTATTTAAACAAATATGCTTTATTAACTGTGGATCATCTATTCTTTGTACGATGATACTTGCTAAAGCAATTTGGCTATAATCAACTATTATCATCGTCGTCGTCCTCTAAACCACTTTCATCTTTATCTAGTGGTATACCAAAATCTGGATCGAAAAGAATATCGAATTCCGGATTATCAGCTAATTCAAAGTTATTAATTAATTTAAAAAGATCGTCTAATTCTAATTGTAAGTGATGTGGAAGTCCAGCGTATCTATGAAACATTGCGTTTATTAGATTTAAGATAACAAACATATCTTTAGATTCAGGAGCATCTTTAGATCTAAAATTACATCTACTAAAGATTGACTCTTCCATAAATTGTAATTCTGATTCCATTACATCCATCATATATGTAGATGTATCAACAGACTCAGTAGTAAGATACTCAACAACATCTCTTGATTCTTTTAGTTTTTGTTGTATTTGTTCTACCTTTTTATTTGGAAAAGGAATAACATTGTCTTTATATTTTTTTGACATAGGCATATTATACCATAAAAATAAAGGTTTGTAAACCCCCTATTTCTTTAAATTTTTGATAGCATTACTACCAATACGACAGTTAATTATCCCATTGTAGTAATCATCAGACAATAAGACATCTCTGTCAAATTGTTCTTTTGTTTCCATATAAGAGCATTCACCTTTTGTTTTACATAAATGTAATATCTCTCTATAGAAAACATCTCCGTGAGTTTCTAGTTCTTCAACGAGATGTTTGTTCGATCCATAATATTCTCTCCAATTAGATTCTATTATCGATCTTCTTTTTCTTTTTTTACCTTTTAAAGGCGGAAGTGTTTTCTTACTCCAAAAGAACTTTTTACCAATATATTTACGACCATTCGTTCTGTTTGTAATCATATAAACAAAACCATAATAATCGTCTGTGCTAAAATCTTTCGGTGGCTCGTATTTTACACCCTGATATATCCAATCCATAATAGTATTTATACATCAAATTCCAGTTCATCTTCGACCACCTCGTCTACTGGACTTCCACAGAATGGACAGAATTTAGGTTTATCCTCTCCGTCCTCTGTTATAATATCGCAAATTTTAAAGCAATATCCACAGTCAAATACATATTCAGGCATTATCTATTAAAGCCTTAAATTCGGTATATCCACCAATTGGTACATCATCGACGATGATTTGGGGAAAGGTTCTTGCATCTGGAAATTTAACTCCCATCATTTCACGACCAAAGTCTTCACCTAATTTAAATACTCTATACAAATTTGCATGTTGCTCAGCTAATCGAATTGCCATATCACAATATGGACAATTATCTTTACTATAGATTTCTACTACCATTATTGATATACACTTATCTGTATTGCTGCCATTGTCAAGCCCATAAGACCTATTAATCCAAAAATACTTGCTGATGCAATAATAATAATCATCATTGAATGATCACCCCACCATTTTAGTTCAGTATCATTCCATTCTTTTATTTGCTCAGGTGTAGCTTCTTTATACGTATATCCTTTCTTACTCACTTAATTCCACCTCTACATATTTACTTAAAGTTTCTATTTGCTGATCGGTTAAATTACCAGCTTGACCCCACATAAGAACTGATTGTGCTCCACGAGTTTCACCATTTCTATATTGTAATAAAGCCGTGCTGATATAATCTGCCGATCTTCCTGCTAATGCTGGAAATGCTGCAATACCTTTTCCGTCTGTTCCGTGACATGCCGCACATCCTGCCCATAAACCTTTTATTGAACTAAACTCATCTGCTGCCATAGCAACTCTTTTTGCTTCTAGTTCTTCCAAAAATGTTCCGTTTACTCTTATATATTCTTCGTAACATTCACCATAGCAGCTATTTACTCTTTCATATCCTTTATATTCTAATTCAGGGTATATTACTCCTGCAAAAAATAATAAGAATACAAAACAACCGCATAATACCATTCCTAATTCTCTCATTATAAACTTAGTCCTTTAAATGTATCTTCAGTTACGTCTTGTTTAGTTCCGCCAATAACATAACTAGTTATTTCTGTTTCTTGGGGAGCAACTTGTACGTTACCTCCACCAATCCATTTTTCCGTCCACGGTAGTGGATTTAATTTTGGTACCGAATAAGGTGATACTAAACCTATGGCTCTCATCCTTTTCGATCCAATCCATTCTATATATTGACATAGAATTTGTTCATTTAATCCGATCATTGAACCATTTCGAAATAGGTATTTAGCCCAATCTTTTTCTTGTTCAATAACTTTCACAAATAAATCTGTTGCTTCTTGTTCACATTCTTTAGCTATTTTTATATAGTCATTATCTTCTTTTAATAAATTTCTAAGTATAGTTGTTGTTCCTGCTAAATGAACATTTTCGTCTCTTGCGATAAACTTAATAATCTTTGCATTACCTTCCATTTTCTTAAGCTCAGCAAATGCCCAACTGCAGGCGAAAGATACATAAAAACGTATTCCTTCTAGGGCATTCGCTGAAAGCATACACATGTATAAAGATTTTTTATGGTCGTATGTATTAGTTGAACCATTGTTATTATTAATTAAATCGTCGTAATATTTTCCAATATCATTTCCACATTCTAGTATTTCTTGAACATCTAACATACCATCAAATACAATAGAAGGGTTAGGATAAATGTTTCTAATAATATGTGTATAGCTTCTGCTATGAATAGTTTCACTAAAGCTCCAAGTCTCTATCCAGTTTTCTATTTCTGGTAAAGATGCTATAGGAAGAAAGGCCAAATTCGGAGCACGCCCCTGAACGCTATCTAATAGTATCTGACGTTTAAGGTTAGATGTAAATATATGTTGTTCATGTTCTGTTAAATTATTAAAATCCTTTTTATCTTTGCTGACATCTACTTCTTCTGGTCTCCAAAAGAAACTTAATTGTTTATCTGTCATTTTATCCATGGCTGGATATTTTAAAATATCAAACCTTTGTATGTCTACACCTTCATCAAGAAACATATTCTTTTTTAAATGTGATTTTTTATTCTTTCTTAATACGCTCATATTACACATGCCTCGCAATCTTCTTCTTCGTATCCAGACATTACGTCTGCTGCATCATCTACTGCAGAAGGTAATTCTTCTCTAGGATGATATTCTATTTTCATTTCTCCCGAGCCATCAAATGTATTAAAGTAATATAATTGTTTAATTCCGAACTTATAAGCTGTGACCAAGTCTTTTATCATTTCAGACATTGGCACTTTATTATCTTCAAAATGTTCTGGGTTATAAGAAGTGTTAACAGATATTCCTTGGTCAATATATTTTTGTAATATTGCACAGATTTTTAAATATCCGTCAGGGCTTTCCTGATCCCAGAGTAAATCGTATTTATTTTTTAAATGATGATAGCCAGGTACTACCTGAGCCATAACCCCGTCTTTAGATTGTTTGTAGCTAACTAAAGCACGTGGTGGTTCAATTCCATTAGTACTGTTACTAATTTGAGCCGATGTTTCAGCAGGCATTAATGCCATGAGAGTTGAGTTTCGGATCCCGTGTTCTTTAAGTTCAGTTCTGAGCTCGTTCCACGGCATACGTTCTTTATGCTCTATCAGATTATCTATCGCTCTCTTATATGTATCGATCGGCAAGTCTCCAGACGCATATTTTGTTTGATTATTTAACAAACATGCACCTTTTTTTCTAGCTAATTTAGCAGAAGTTTTAATTAAGTAATAACTCCAAGCTTCTGCATATTCATCGATAACTTTAAATGCCGATTCGTCATATTTTAATCCGCGTTTTGCTAAGAAATAAGCCAAATTAATAATACCTATTCCGAGTGGTCTTCTTCCCATTGTACCGTTCTCTGCTGCTAAGACAGGGTAATCTTGATAATCTAACAGTTCATCTAATCCTCTTACTGCTAAATTACAGTACTTTTTAAATTCACTTGGTTGATTAATTAGTCCCCAGTTAATAGCTGAAAGAGTACAAAGAGATATTTCACCATTTGGATCGTTTGAAGATTCTAATGGTTTTGTTGGTAAATCAATTTCACAACATAAATTACTCATATGAATAGGTGCTTGTTTTGCATCAAATGATCCGTGGTCATTTGCATGGTCAACATTCATAATATAAATTCTACCAGTATCTTTTCTTTCGGTTAATAACTGTTGAAATACTTCTAATGCTGGTAATGTTTTCTTTCTAATACTATATGCTCTTTCATACTTTTCATATAGTTCTTTAAATTGTTCTTGGTCATTATAGAATGATTCATATAAACCTGGTACATCGTTTGGATCAAAGAAAGTAATATTACCACCTTCTAATAATCTTTCGTACATTAATTTGTTTAACTGAAATCCATAATCCATATGACGAACTCTTGTTTCTTCTATACCTTTATTGTTCTTTAATACAACAAGATCTTCGAATTCATAATGCCATATTGGAAGATACACGGTCGCCGCACCCCCGCGTACGCCCCCTTGCGAGCACGATTTAACTGCCGATTGAAAGTACTTTAAAAATGGAATTAGACCTGTATGAACAATTGAACCATCGCCTACACGTGCGCCTGCGGCACGTACGGAGCCCGTACCGATGCCTATACCAGCTTTCTTAGATATATATCTGACTATGGAAGTAGCAGTGCTATTAATACTATCAAGGGAATCCCCTGATTCAATAAGTACGCAACTTGAAAATTG